AGCTTCCCCTTTTTCGGCTTCTATCATTGTTCCCCCTTGTGAGTGTGATTTGCCACCCACATTACCACCAAATCTAAACTTTTGGGATTGTATTTGCGCTACTTGTGTAGCTGTTTGTGCCCCCATTGCAATAACCTCAGGCAAAGCAAGTAAAAAACCACGTTGCGCAAAAATCTTTGAAATTGCAATAATACCATTCATTACGGCTTCTCTACTATCCATTTTCTTTTTCTTCTCAAACGCTCTTTTGTCAATTTCCAAACGCTTTTTTTCGAACTCCTCAGCCGTTATTTCCCCAGCTTGTCGCCTTAATGTTAAGGCTTCAATCTCGCGTTTTGTTGTTCGCTCTATTCTGTTTTTTTCGTTAGTGAATAATGTACCCTGAAGCTTTTCAGCGCTTTGAATGGCATTACTTCTAAACGCTTCTTGTTGTGATTTAAGCGCGTTTGCTTGGTCTTCTTGTGCCTTTTTTCGGCTTTCAGCTAAGTATTCATTTTGCGTAGCTTCACTCTCTAAAATAGCAAGTTGATAATCTCGGTTTAAATCCAAAAACTTTTCGTTTTCTAAAACTTGCAACTCTGCTTTTAATTTAGTAGTATCTTTTTTTGCTAATTCTTCATTTTTTATTTGCTCTTTTATAAAGCTAACATTTAAATCCCTTTCTTTTTGCGCTAATTCCAACGACAATTTAAACATATTTTCTTTATGTTTACGCTCCATTTCAAACTCTTCCGCCTTAGTACCCGCAAAAAGTAACTTCTCTTTTTTCTGCTCAAATTCTAAATCCCTAATTTTCTGCTCAGCAACCGCCTTGCTTCTTTCTATTTCCGTTTTTGCTGTTTCTTCTGCTAGTTTTCGCGCTTCTTCATCGGCTTTTGCTTTATCCTCAGCTAACTTTTTTTGCGCCTCGGCTTGTTTTGTAACCGCTTCTTTTTCCATTGCGTTTAACTTGTTTCGCACCTCGATTTGGCGACCAGTTAAACCAGCTAGTTTCTCCATGCTTTCAGCTTCTAAATCGTACCGCTCTTGTTTTTGTTCGTCGCTTGTATCGTTGGCTTCCTCTTCAAGTTTCATTAATTTAACTTTCATGTTAGTTATATCAATCTCCCTTTTTCCACTTTCTGTTATTAGCCTTAAATACTCCTTACCCGCCTTATTTCTTTCAGCCATACTTTTGGTTTCATCTTCCAAAATAAACTTCATTTTTTCAGCTAGTAAGTTATTTTGCGCCATATCGCGCTTATAAGTCATTTCGCTTTGTCGGATTTTCTCCGTTAAGGCTTGTATTTGTTTACCTCTTTCAATCGCAACTTTTGACCCTTTAACGGCATCGTTAACCATTCCTTTTAACTTATCTGTTCCATTGGCAATTCCTGTATTAACAGCTATAAAACCGTCCGCCATATCCTTAACACCTTTCTTAACACTATCCTTTGCTTTTTCAATATCCGCGTCTAATTTTTTTAAAGCATCTTTGCCCAAACCAGCACCGATAAATGGAATATCATTCGTGGCCTTTTTAATGTTTAATCCTAATACCTTCCAGCTATTAACGAATACACCCGCCCAACCTTTGAAAAATTGAATTAAACCGTTAAATCTGTTGGTTACATTTGTTTTTATAAAGTCTAGTAAGTCGCTAAACGCTTGTTTTGGATTGTCAATGGCTTGTTTTAAACGGTCAAATATTGCCAAAGCTTTCGTTTGTAGAAAACCCACCAACGTGGCAAAAACTTCTTTAAGTGGTGTAAGCACCTTGTTTACAGCGTCAATTCCCCTTTGAGTAGATAGAAATGCACCGATTAACGAACCTAAAGCAACTACTATTGCCCCCACCCCTGTTGAAATCAAAGCAATTTTGAATATTTTTAAAGCGTTTGACCCTCCACTTGTTGCAACTGCATACCCTTTCATCGCAGTGCCAGCACCTGTTAACGCTGTTTTGATTTGGTTTAGTTGCCCCATTACACCCTGTATTTGTCCGCCTAATCCACCCATAACAGGCAACAAACTATTAACAGCATCTTGATAACTACCTACCATTACTTGAGTGTTGCCGATTGAAACGTGTAGCTCCTTGTATTCAGCGTCCAAATCTTGAATATGCTTTAATAATTCTTGACCTTTTGCGCTGTTCCGCTCCTCCGCCGACAAATTTTTATAATCGTTTTTCGCTTTAGATAGTTGTGCACTTAATTGGTTTATGCTTCCTGTTGCTTTATCCGTTGCCTTTACATTAGCCATTACAGTAGCTTCTTGCAATCGCATAGCTTCACGAACTTTTTTCGTGTTGCTTTCAACTTGGACCTGTTGTGTAATATTAAGCTTTACTGCTTCGTTGTATTGCTCCTGAGTAATAGTCCCCTCCTCTAGTTGTTTTGCTAGGTTTTTTTCTAAATCAATTTGTTCCTTTTTTAATCTTTTTTGCTCCTTTCCCAAATCAGCCAACACCCTTTTTTGTTCTACAAGTGTTTTTATATTTTCATCCGCTCCGTCTAATCGTATAGAGTAAATTAATTCGTTTTCCATTTTTATAGATTTTTTTTATTAGTCGTAAAGCAAAGTTAGTAAATTTCCGTTATCGTCTTCATCAAGTACGTTAATTAATTGTCCTGTTTCAGTTTCGTAAAGCACGTAGTTAGGCGGTGCAATTTGTTGCTGTTGCTTGTTTGGGTTTATATTCGTTGCTTGGCTCGGGTCTATGGTAATTGGTGCATAGTCTTTATAGTATAGTAATTCGGCAGAAACCAAACTATCATTCATCAAATTAGCTTCCAAACTCATTACTATATAATACCCTTTAATTTGTTGAGGTGCATCGATATAAACAGGCTTTGAAAAATCAAAACTACGCAAATCAATTTTGTTCAAATTCACGTTTACTTTAAGCGTAACAGCATTAATTAAATTGCTCAAAGTCTTACTCCAAAACTTATCAATAAGTCCGCTAGTACCGTTAAATGTCAACTTTGTCGCGGTGCTCTCAAATGGTGCAACACCGTTAAACGCTTCCATTAGGAAAACATCATTTGCAAACCAACCTATTCGCGGGGCATATCTGTTATTCGGTGTTGGCTGTTCGGCATCTAATCCGTTTAAGGGCGAATATTCAGCGCGTATAATTGATGTAACTGTTTGGCTATTTCCACTTTCGCCCTGTATAGTAGGTGCTAACAATGTAGTTTCAAAAACAGTTTCGCCGTTTGGAAATCTTTTTAAGTCTGCGCTTAAAGGCTCTGGTTTATTTAAATCCGTACGATATTCCGCATAGGTTCTATTATTGTTGCGTTCCCATTGTTCAAGCCATTTATCATCGCTATCTTTTTTGTAACGATAAATCAATGTACGATTATAAGGCAACTCGGTATGTATTTCTGGCGCGAAATTTAAATCTATTAAATTAGTCCAATTTGTAGCCAAACCTACACTTTGGTAATATCCGTTTACATCCTCAAAATCTGCATCCTTCCAATCATTTCGAGGCTCTATCTTTACAACTTTTGTTTTTATATTCGCATCAAAGTACAAATTAAATAGCAACTTTAAATCACTTATCAATTCAAAAGCTTTCATGTCTTTTGGAATTACACTACTGATTTGGTACTGGTCGCCCTCTTCTATCTTTGATTTTCTTTGAATTTGGAAAGTGTTTGGAATTTGCCAAAATTCAAACCAATAAGGGTCGTTAATAATGTTGCTTCTATCTGTACCGTCTAACAATTTACCGTCCCAAACTAATCTAAATTTTACTTTGTCGTTTTCCTCTAAAAAAGCGTTTAAAGTTACGCGCATTCCACTAACATAAGTTAAATTATTTACTGGCTGTTTGTCTGCAATATCCCATAATGAAATAAAAGGCTCTCCGTTATCTTTTCTTAACTCAATATTAATTTCGGGACGGTAGTTTTTCCATTCAGTAGATGTACCAAAATTCGCACTTGTAACAGAAGAATTAGAAAAATTAAAAATAAAAGTGTAATACCCTTTTTTTGGTGCAATATACCCAACATTTGGCGCAAACAAATCGTTTTCATCTTCTACTTTCAAAGCATAAGAACTTGTTATATCTGTAGTTACCCTTTTACTTGTACTTGGATAGGCTTCTTTGAATAACATAAAACCTGTACCATTTGTAGCTGTATTTCTACGCCACTTTGCTATTGTATCGCTTATATCTATATCATCAAACTCATAATTACATCCCAAATCAACCGCTAACCCTTTGTTGTTGCTATCACTTTCGCCCAACACAAATTTACTGTTTAAAAAGTCGCTTTCAATCGTGTAACCTATATTTTCATGTCCGAAAAAACGTTCAAAGATACTTTTAACGTAAAATACAGGGCGCGAATTAAGTAAATCCGTTGGCAAAGTATTACGGTCAACTATTGGAAAAGCATAATCTTTATTCGTTGCGTTTCCTCCGTTTTGCGTGTTAATAGTTGCTAAATCGTACGTTGTAATATCAGGCGAAAAACCTAAATCCTTAACCAATAACTCATTCCCAAGCTCCACCCATTCAGCATTACCCCCGAAAAAGTTGCAAACATACTTATCTAAATATTTAGAAATTTTAACTTCAACAAATCCGCGTTCATATTCTGCTCCATTCAATAATATAACAGCATCTTGTTTTCCTAAAATAGCTTTATCCGTTGCGTTCACATATTCTGCACCAAACAATATTTTATTGTTATTCGTGTTATTTGGAATTTCAAAATCGTAACTAAATGTACTATCCCTTGCTGAAATATCCGATATGTTAGCAATCGATTTATTTATTACCAAAGGAAAATTAGTTTGTTCTAACAAATCTAAATATCCCTTACCTATTATGTAAATTTGTATCTCGTTCATTACACTACATTTATACGTTTATTTGCCAACACTAAATCAAAAGTAATACGATTGATAGGCTCGTGATAATTAAAGTTATCTACGCTCGGATTTTCTACTATTACAGGCACTAAAGCATCGTTAACCTTTATGGCTACTTGTGGACTTAATGCAATAGAATTTAAAAACTTTATCGTTTCCATACTTTCGTAATCGCTCCAAACCCTAAAACGACGCACACTTTCAACTTTGTAATTATCTTGACCTCTATCCAATGCACTAGGGTTTACAGGTCTATTTTTTAAAAAGCTTTTTTTGTCGATTTGGGTGCTATCGGAATAGTTTGTATCAAATAGCCATGTTTCCATTACACCAAATTGGTTAACCCAAAACAACTCCAAATAGTTACAAGGTGTATCAACTACTTCAAAGCTGTAAATCTTGCTACGATAAGTTTTTGAAAAACCAGCGCCCCCTCCGTTATCGGCTAAAAAAATAAAAAACTTCGTAGCTAAACCGCCAAATTGATATACTAAACTGCTTCCATACACAACAGTGCTTATATTCGTTCCAACAGGAGTTATAGACTGCTCACCAATTATATTCAAATCATCATCAGTAGAAATAACTATCCAACGCTGTGAAGTTGTTGTAATTAATGAAGAAATACAACCGTAACCATTTCTAATAGCCTTTCTAGGGTTTGCGTAGTCTGTTAATAGCAACCTTGTATTGTCGCCTGTACCGTTATTGGTATAGTTAGATAAGTTAAGTGTTGTAAATTCATCTTGTGAAATATTATAAGCAATAGTAGAACCTCCACCGCCAACAACTTCGCCCGAAATTGTTGTTCCATTTGCGTCCGTGCCATAAAATCCAAAGCCATAAATAAGGCTGTTATCACTTGCAACACTTGCCCCCGTTAATGGTAGTAGTTTGCTTTTTAAATAATTCCTTAAAATAGTGTTTATTTCAAAAGTAAATGTATCACTTGTTCCTAAATCGGGTAATTGTGAAACGTGAATATACTCGCTCCCTATTTGAATTTCTAGTTTACATTCTATCACAAGCGCGTTATCTGTTGTAACTTGCACCGCTCGTTTTTCTGTTACTAATTGGCTGCCAAAAGCACCCACATACGTTAATGGCATATCTTTATTTTTTATTGTTAAAATATAATCTTCTTGCTTCTTGCATCATGTCTTCAAATTGCCCCACTATCATACTACCCATTACGTCCGAAATCTTATCGAAAATAGCTTTTTCGTTTTCGCTTATGGCATAGGTAATAAATTTATCTCTTCTTCCATTGCTTGTAAACTCAGGGCTTAAACTGTTTGGTGTTGGACTTCCATGCTGAAAAATTGCATTTTGTATAGCAAATGCAACATTTTTTACCTCTTTATCTCCACTTGCAATCCCTCTTTGTTCTACCCACGTAATCAAAGCATCAATCGGAATACGTTTAGCTTTTTTTTCGCGCCCACTTTCAACCCATTTCGCATAGTCAACACCGTAAATATTAATCTTATTACCCTCTAATTTCCACGTTAAACTATCTTCTAACTTACCTGTATTGCTATGTCCTTGCGCCACAAACTCAGCCTTTATAAAGTCAATCACAAATAAAGCAATTAACTCCGCGCTTTTATTCTCCATATTCAAACTCCCCTAAAGTACAAGTGTTTGCAGTAACAACCGTTAAATTCGCTGTAACTTGCTCAAATTTGCCATTCATTGCACGTTTGGCAAGAAATCCACCGCTAATCTCTATATTATACCCCAATTCATGCAACGCTTTGCGCTTTACCTCAGCCATGTATCTATCCATAATGTTTTTTAAAGTCTGCTGTTTAACAGGTCTTGCAGTAGTTCCGCGCTCTTCCATGTTGTAAACATCATACAAAAATACTCTCAAAGTCCAACGTGTTTGGTTTTGCATTCCGTTTTCTCTGTAATTACCTACATTTTGATAGTCGGGTGTATCAGCTACTAATACGTGTGGGTATAGCCTACTAGGTGCACCGTTCATTTCAAACGGACTTTCGTAAGAAAACGAATTTACAGCGGTGTAAGCCGTTGCAACCTCTTCCATTAATGTTATAATCGTATCAATCATTTTTATACATTTTTAGTTTTGCTAACTTTACATTCAAGTAGTCCAATATTGTTAAACAATTTTCTTCTAATACACTTTCTAAAGGTGTTTTGCCATTCGCATTATAAACTGCATCACTTGCGACTTCGTAACCAAATGCAATCCAAAAATTTTGCTCGACAATGGAGCTAAACTCTTTTCTAACTTTTCCACCACTTGCATCTTCATTTCTGAAAATTCCGATAAAAAACTTTGAAATCTGTTCAAGTCCTTTTGAAACAAAAAAAAACCGCTGAATGCTTCCAACAAATTTAAATTCATAAAAAGTTTGGTTCGTTCCTCTATTCCTTTATCCGAAAAATCCGGGCCATACAAAACCGCGTTTAAACTTGCTAAGGCAGTAGCATCGGTTTGCTTTGCTTTGCTAATTATATCGTGCATTTGCCCCATTAAAGCAAATTGTTTATAATTATTGTTGCCTAACCAAACGCGCATTCCTGACAATGTTTGCAACTCTTTGCGTTTTTCGTACTTTTTACCCTCAATTTTAACAAAATCTTGCTCCAAATAGGTATCAGGAACGCGCAAACCTAGCACCGATAACTCACAAATGGGGACTAAATCCTTTTCTAAATCCAATCTTTCGAGGATATCCAAAGGCATATCGGACGCTTTTAATAGGTATTCAATACACCATTTAAAGGAATAATCGCATTTAGGTAGTAATTGATTTGCCCAAATTAAATCTTTTACCTTAAATTCCTGTAAAGTAGTGCGTACATTGTACGACTTACCAGCTACGACTATTCGCATATTTCCCCCCACCCTTTTTTAACAAATACCTCAGCTTTTAATTTATCTATGTAAAAAGTTTTAGTGCCTAATGTTGCTTCTTTGCCATTTCCAATAAATTTTACTTTATCACTTTTTACCGCTTTCGGTGTAAATGTTAAATTTTCTACTTTTGTTGCAACTTCTTTATTTAATTTCTTTGCCATAATTTCATTATTAATTTGGTTTCCTACAAAGATAATGTTTTTACTCGAAATATTATAGTCGTGCTTTATATCAATTAAAAAACCATTGATTTTATCTAATTGTATTCGCTCAAATTCTACATCTAAGCCACGCAAATACTTTTCACTATTATTATCACAACCTTTATTTAATTTGCTAGTCCACGCTTTAAAATTACATTTATCAAGTACGCTTTTCGGGTAATACCTACCAGCACCGAAATGTTTATCTAGGTGTAAATAGCTTGTTATTTTATGTTGTGTTGAATAGAAGTAAATATCAGCAAATCCCATTACTTTATTGGTATCTAGTGAGTAATACCATTGTATAACATTTTCGCAAATTAAATCATCGCTACCTAACAATACAACAGCATCAGGTTTAAACTCCTTTGCTTTTAACATCATAGCGTTGTTTTTAGCTGTTAGTGGATTGTTTTCGGTTTCAATGTACACCAATCCTTTTGCTAAATCCTTACTTATTTGTCCCTCACTACCAGCCACAACAACAGTAAAGCCGTACTTTTTACTTAGCTTTCGATAGTAATCCAATACGATTTTAGTTAAATCGTGCCTTTGATAGATAGCAATTATAAAAACAAGTTTCTTCATAATTTTAAGTATAAAAAAAGGGTGGAGCATTACACTCCACCCCTCTTATTTAACCCCTATGGCTGAGTTATTAGGTTGTTTCTAAACTTGCAATAGCAGTTGAGAATGTTCCTTTTACAAATGCTGTCCTGTCGTTAGTCTTAACAACAACCGCACCCCTCCACTCTGCACGTAAAGTAACAAAGTTTTTAGTGAAGTCATCATTTTCGTAACCTAAGTCATACTTAACACCGTCTTTCTCAACTAAGAAAGCTTTGTCGAAGTTACCCATTAAGAAAGCACCCGCTGGTACTAAAGTAGTAGGTACGATTTTAGTCACGCCGTCCAACAATAAAGAAGAACCAATAGCTTGTAAACGGTCAATGTATCTCTTATCAGTCGCCGTTACTTTAGCAACTTTTAAACTTGCTACATCTCTAGGGTTTAAAAACGCTAAGTTTGCGCTTCCTTGCTCTGCTAACTCGATTTGTAAGTTACCAGCTACTAATACATCCACTACGTTAGCGTTATCAATCGGAGCATCAAAGTCCGCACCTGTAATAGCAAATGCAGTAGCAACAGTGTTAACACCACGTAAGTTAGTACCTGTACCGTCACCACTAAATGCAGTACTCTCTACGGCTTTGTACAATTCGCGCATCAACTCCGCTTCAATTTCGCTTTGCATCCAATCGATATCATCCAACATTTCGTTAGATACCTTAATGAACGCAGTTGTTTTTTTAACGTTTTCGCTTGAAACAACTAAATCAAAATCGATTTTGTTTTTCAATAAACCCTCGCCTGTTTGCCCAGCTGTTCCCTCTTGGTTAGCTTGTGCTACCCAGCTAATAACATTGGAAGAAGTCGCGCGAGTTTGTAAAGCATTTAAAAATTTTGTATCTCTCGATGCAATACCATTTAAACCCTCAATTCTATCCTCAACTGGTACATTTCCACCGCTTACATTCGCAAACGTCATATTACCAACAGCTTTAAAGGAAACTCTTCCCTCGCCTTTTTCTTTCAAAGATTTTAAAGCATCTTTGTTAGCTTCTAAACTTGCTCTTAACTCTTGAGAGAAAGATTTAGCAATTTGATTTACACTTTTCATTTTTTCTAATTTTGTGGAAATTTCCTTAAATCCAACTTCCATTTGGTTTTTAACAACTTTGATTTCATTTTTTAAGCCTTTGTTCTCTTCCTCTAAATTAGAAGCTAACTTTGCTAACTCTTCTTGGTACATTGCTACAAGTTCAGCTTGTTGCTCTTCAGGTAATTCATCGAAGTTCTCGATACCTTGCAATACTAAGAATTGCTCTAATGTTGTTTCGGACGTAAAGCCGTCCATTTTTTTAACTGATTTTTTCATGTTATTTTTTAATTAAGTGTTTATAAAAATTTTTCTTTGGTTGTTGCGTTTCTTCAATTTGAGTGATAACATTCGGCTCAGCTTTTAGAGTGCTGTTGCAAAATTCATAAAATTTATTTATATCTCCAAATTTATTATAAATTTTCTCTATTTGCGCTTCGTCTGTTGTATTGTTATCTAAAACACCTGTCAAAGTATTGCTACCCTGTAACACTGCGCTTATTTCAAATAATTTAGCTTCCTTAACTATCCAAAAGTAACCGCACTCATCCGCATCTTTTTCGTTTCCTAGTAATGGTAAATATTTGCCCCAATTAGCAAAACCGTCTTTGTCATACGTATCGTTAATTGCTAAATCAATGGTAACATATTGCATCCCAACGCTATGCTGGTTAATCATATTGTTTTTGTATTGGTGGAATATACTAGGGTTTAAAGCTTTGATTATTTCCACATCACTAACAAGGCTCTCGGTTGTGCCCTCTTTATCTATACCCAACTGCTCCCAACTTAATTCAAGCTCTAAAGTTTTTAAAGCTTTACCAATCTTAGCCGTAACATCGGCTTTGTGGTCGGCTAAAATGAACGGTACATTTTCGTTTATTGATTTCGCAAAACAACCACCCAAATGAACATCGCCATGATTATCCAACCAATTATAAGTGTTGCCTATAATCGTACGATATAATACCTCTTCCTCATCCATTGGCAAAGATTTGTTTTCGATTTGCAACACCTTTAAGGGCACTTGGTTAATACCGTTTACAAACCTTTTTACAGTTGATTTTTTAAATCTAATCAACTCTTTTTTATTCTCGATTATGTGTTTTAGTTCCATTTTATAAGTTATTTTTTAATTGACTAATTAATTTTGCTTTTTCCTCTTCACTCATTGTTGCAATAATGTTGTTTACAACCAACGGACTTAATAAAGTCGCAAATTTGCTTTGTTTTTCATCCTCTGTATAAGCTTGGTAATCTAACTCTGTACGTGCTTCATCAATAGTAATTAAACCAGCTTGAACCAATTTTAAAACCGCTTCAATATCTGCATTCCTATCCTGTTTTAATGCCAAAATATTACCGCTGTCAATTTCAATCTTATAGTTCAATCCTGTAATAGCATTGTAACGCTTAATTAACTGCTTATTTTTTTGCGCTAAAATCTGCTCCATTAAAGGAATACAAGTTTGATTATAAAAATCTTTCATTGCTTCTTGCATATTCGCGTAAGTTGAAGCACTTACATCGCCGAAAATAATAGATTGAACACCAAATAACCCACAAACCGCGCGTAAATGTTCGGCTCTCATTCCTAGCAACTGCATATCTGTTGCGCTCATTCCTAGTTGCTTGTAATCAACCGCCCCTTGTAATGCAACAATTTTATTAGCGTTTTTTGCACCACCAATACGGCTGTTTAAATCCTTTTGAATTATCTCTTTATCATTCGCTGTTAATATCAAATCGTTTTTAGATGAAATAATACCACTTGCCCCCCTATTTTCGTATAAGCTACTTTCGGCTATATTTCGGTTTGTTGAAGCTTTTAGCAAATCGTAACCAGCTTGTAACGGACTTAACCCCTCAGCTTTTCGAATACCCTCAATGCTTGGATTGAAGTAGTGAGTGTGCATAATTTCCAACGGTGCTATTTTACGAATGGCTACACCGTCGTTAAATTCGTATCTATCAATGTCCGATAATATACTTTGGCTTTCTCTCCATGCACGTACGTTTTGAGTTGGGAGTATGTAGTTCTTAATGGGTAATTTAGCACCCATGTATTCGTAGGGGGTATAGTGGTAAGCATCGCCAGTAAGCAATAAATATAAAACTTCCTTGTAAAGTGCCTGTTCAAAGCTATCATTGTCGTGCCAATTCTCAAACAAAAAAGTTTTTAGTTCATCTTTACCCTTGATAAACTCAGCGTCTTGAGTTAATATAATAGGCAAACTAGCAGTAACTTTAGCTATACGAGTAGCAACCGCGTAAACCATATCATTAGTTATATACCCCTCATTGATTAGTATATCTTCACTGATATTTAAACCTAAGCGACCGCTAGAAAATAACGGTATAAACACGCTTTCACTTGTCGCGCCTTGCTTCTGCTGGTCTGCGAAAACATTAAACGGTTCATTCTTAACCGCTTTTAGTATATTGGAAATATAGTTTTTTATTATCATGTTTACAAAATTATAAAAAAAATCAATAAGAATAATCAAACCACCTTAAATAATATCCAATAGCATCTATACTATGGTCGTTGCCGTCCTCAGGTACTTCTCCTGAACGGTCTTTCCATTTGTAGTTGTATAGTTCGTCTTGAATGCTTGTACTCTCAGGAGTAACAAATAACTTGTAGCTTTGGAGTAGTTGCAAGGTGGCCAACTTCTTTTTGCCCAAACATGGGACAGCATTGTACCCGTTCAAAACCAGCATATTGATTAAGTCAGGTCTTGCATTATCACAAACAATCACTTTGCTTTTATCCTTAATTTTGGTTTTAAGCATTTCCAAAAGGTTATTAACATTCAAACCGCTCGAATATATTTCTTGCTTTACCCACATTTGTTTGTCGCGCTTACTTACAGCACACTTTGTAAGGGTAAAAGGATCTTTCATTCCCCAGTCTATGCAATACCCGAAAATATCAGTATCAGGAAATGGACTAACCTCCCAATCTGTAATAATTGTACCTGATACCCTACCCAATAAGCCTAAACCGTAAACCCTCCACCAATTATAGTAGTAGCCTGTTGTACCTCGTTTTAACTCCTGATTGTGTTTAAGTTGTGCGGTTCGCAAATCTTTAATTTGGTCTTCTGTTAGGTTCTCAATGTTATCTAAAAAAGTGGAGTGTATAACCTTAGTGCGCTGGTCTTCCAATATTCCGCACGTATCAATCCAAAACTTAGCACTCGGGTTGTAATCTAGGAATATTGCACCCCTAGTACGTTGGAATAATTGGTGTAAAATTTCATACTTCATGTAGTTGCACTCATTGACAAAAAGTATATCCCTTTTGGCTCCATGTGCTTTGCCCGAATTGTCAAACCCAATGAACTTAATTTGGCTTTGTCCGATTTTGTATGTGTTTGGGTTTTGTGTTCGTATGTTAGCAATATTTTCATTGCACGAATTAAGGATATGTTCAAAGTCAACAATAGCACCGTCTTTTAAATGCGGTGTGCTGTGGCTTACAACGTGTATGATTAATGGCTTTTTGCTCCACTTAGCTATAAAGTAGAGTAATTGTAAAGTACTGTAAGTTTTGCCACTTCTTGTACCTCCTTGATTAATAATATACCTAAACTTATCTTTATAAGCTTTAGCGGTTTCCTCAAACGTCGTCGTTATCTTCATTATCAAACATTTGCTTTAAATCTTCAAATGCTTTTGCAACATCGGGACTGTTGACAATTACAGTAGGCTTATCCATTTTATCTCCGCCTGTTGTATGGTCAATATGTTGCATTGATAACCTCCTTAACTCTTCCTGATTACCAATTAACTTCATGAGTGCCATTTGCAAAGCTGGGCTGTTTGATTTGTACCATTTTGACCGCATAGACACCTTTAATTCGGTGCGGTTTGTTTCTAGTAATTCTTTTAGCTCGTTACTTTCGTTACTGTCAATAGGAAAATACTCGTAAAAAGTTTTTTTAGCAATAGGTAAAAAAGCGACTATGTCCTCAATAAAAAATAGCTTATGTTTTACTATTACCTCCTTTGCTTGTTCGTATATTTTTTTTCTATCGTATGCCATAGTTCTCTATTTGTTTTTTGATAAAGTTAATAAAATCCTTATCATTTTTTTGCTGTAAAGTTACAGAAAAATAAATCTGTACCTTTTTGTTTTCTACTGGCTTTCTACCCGCTCCAATTCTTTTTCCGCCTTTCATTACTCAGCTAAATTAGCGTTTATATAATCTAAAGTTACAAATCTTGAAATTACAAATTTATTGAATATTTTAAACATTCCGTTATCTATTACAATAATTTTATATTCTCTTACTTTTCCTTCAACGTTTAATTTTAATTTGGTTCCGATTGTAATTTCTTCTGTTTTCATGTTGTTTATTTTTTATATTGTTAATTATAATACAAATATAAACATTTATTTTGATTAAAAAAATATTTATTCAATTATTTTAATATTTTCTTTCTATCGTATGCCATTAATCAAATTCTTTAGTTACTACTCCATTTCTTTTTATTGTTAATGTAGGGTCAAGTGCTTTCATTCTCTTAACTATTACATCGCAGTATTTAGGGTCTAGTTCCATTCCGTAACATTTTCTTTTAAGTTGGTGTGATGCTACCATTGTTGAACCTGAGCCAAGAAAAAAATCTAAAATCAATTCATTTTTATTGGTAATATTTTCTATTGCCATTGCTGGTAGTTCAATAGGTTTTTGTGTTGGGTGTAAATAAGTAGAGCTTCCATCTTTACCAATACTCCAAACACTACCAAGTCTTTTTCCTTTTATTTCTGCACCCCTATGATAAACTAAAGCTATTTCAAAATCAGTTGAAAATGTTTTTTTTAAATCGCCAATACCACCCCCACCTTTATCCCAAATAATCATATTAGACAATTCTCCAATAGTTTCGCAAAATTCAATCCACTCTTTTAAAACTTTCCAACTTGTCCAAACAAAAACAAATCCTTTTGAAAATAGTGGTAAATTATTAATCCATTCAGTTATAAATACATTATCATTTTCTAATACATTAAACTTTTGGCTCTTAGTTCGCATATTTGATTGATAGCTTACTCCGTAAGGTGGGTCAGTAAATACCATATCCGCCTTTTGCCCATTCATCAACTTTGCCACCGTATCGGAACAGGTACTATCCCCACACAACAACCTATGCTCTCCAATCTCGTATAAATCCCCCAATACCGTTTTAGGCTCTTCGGGTGGTGTACTATCAAAATCATCCTCTTCGGCTTCAAGTACTTGGTCTGCTTCAAAATTAGGCACATCCAAACCCCAAGCATCCAACTGTTCGGTGTCCCATTCATTGGATAACATTTCCCAGTCCCACTCTCCACCGCTTACGTTATCTTTGATTATAAATTGCCTTTGTTCATCCTCTGTTAAATCACTTGCTTTGATTATCGGCACTTCTTTTAATCCAGCTTCAATACACGCTTTTAAACGCATATTTCCGCCCAATACAATCATATCAGCATTAACAACTATTGGTCGAATTTCCAACATTTTAGGAAACTCTTTAATCGAGTTTACCAGCTTTACAAATTTATCATCTTTAATAACTCTAGGATTATTCGGATTATTTTTTACTTCAGATATTTTTATTATTTCTGTTTTCATGAAAGTATGTTTTTTAAAAAAAAGGGCTGGAGTTACCCACCCCCTCTAAACAATTAAACTTTAAGTATGGAAATGCAAATATAGTAAAAAATTAATAAATAATACCATTTTTCTCGTGCCAACAATAAGCCTGAAAACCTTTTTTTCTAAGTTCATCAATTCGGAACTTTTGCAAATCTTTCAAAGTATCGTTACCCTTTTTTAATTCTACAAAGGTTGTTTTTCCGTCTTTAAGCATCATTAAATCGGGAAATCCTGTTTGATTAAGGCGAATAGTTTTTAAAACCAAATAGCCTTGTTCCTCCATTTTTTTAATAAATTTTGCTTGGAAAGTCATTTTTAAAGTGTGTTAAGGTAAAATTTTTCTTGTTACTTACTGCCTCATAAATCTTTTTTTCTAATCCAAAGTTAGAAAATATCCAATAAATATTGTTTTCTTGTCGGTCAATAGTAGTCATTCTATCCCTAGACTGCCAGTAGCTTGTTGCCGAAAAATCAATATTCAAAAAAACAAGGCAATCGGCTTTGCTTAATTTTACGCCCTCTCGTCCACTAACTATTTGCAAAGCTATATTTCTATTACTATTATTAAAATCTTCCAAATTATCACACAAATCATCATTAAAAACAGCTTTAAGCATATCAAATTCCGCTTTGAATTTATAAAATATACCGATTTTCTTGTTTTTGAAATAATCTCTTATAAATTCCGCCTTAGTTTGGTCCACTATGTAAGCCTTTCCGTTTTCAGTTAAAATCGTTCCGCTACAAAGCTGGTGGCATTTCTGCAACATTTTCGCCCCTGTATCGGCAACTATGTTAGGATTGTCGGAATTTAGTGTAAGTAATTTATTTTTCCTCAAAGCCTTTAACATTTCGTGAGTACTATCCAACATTTTAACACGTAAAAAATGTTCGTTTATTTTCGATTTAAACCCCGCTTCTTCTTGTGTGAAGCTAATCATTATTTTGTCTAAATAAGGCTTAATTATGCTATATTTAGCATCTGTATAGTCGTTTACTATTGCATAACCTAACTGTTTTTGTTTTACGTTTACAAAAACTTTTGCCCACTTGTAAAATGTTGTAAACTCCCTAAATGGCGAAAAATTACTAACTGCAAGTTGGTTAAAAATTTGGCTGTAACTCTCAGGGCTGGGGGTGCCTGATAAGCAAATTATTGGTGTATTTCCAAATTTAGCTTTAAAATCTTTAGCGTGTTTGCCCATTTTCGGGAATGCTCCAAATTTGTGGTGTTCATCACTGATCACTAAATCGAAATTGCCTTGTAATTTTGTTAAACTTTCGGTATTTATAACCTCCAAATCGTATGGAGGTTTAAATATTCCGTAGTCGTCCAAAATACTGCTAATAGCTTTCTTCTTAGTAATAAATGCAACACGTTTTGCACCGTATAACTTAGCTATGTTTAAAGCTGTAAGGCTCTTACCTGTCCTGACTGCCATATTCAAATAAACAATTTTGTTTTGTTGCAAGATAGCCAAACCGCGTTGGCTAATATCTTGCTGGTATTCTCTTAGTTGTATCATTGTTTTAATTTTTTTTCCATTACTTTTTCATTGATAAATTCTACAATCGGGATAAATAATTATATTTGATTGGTCAATCAATCCGATTTTATACAGTTGCATAGTATCTTGCATATCAATTTGCCATGCTTCATAATCTTTTTTACTTTTTAAATTATATTCCATTTTTTTAAATTTAAAATTAAATCAACTCTCTTTTGAATTCTCTTTTGTAACTGCTTGAAAATGAACAAAGTTACAGATAGTTACAGATGTTACAGATTTAAAATTAATCTGTAACCTTGTAACTCACTGATTTTCTGTAAATTACTAAAAGGTTACAGATGCCACAGATTATTCTGTAATATATATACGAGAGTGTTTTGTTTCGTATATACATTACGCAAATATTTTTTTTATATAGCCTTTTTAGAAAACAGCATAAAAATCTGTAATCTGTAACCTTAACACCTAAAACCCTTACCAGCTCTACGATGTAGGCGGTTACAGATTTTTTATAATCTGTAACTTTTTGCATCCTTTTTTTCGCTTTTAACATTTTTTTAACTTTATTTTACTTAAATTAACTTAATTACGCTTTTTTCAATGGGTAAACTCGGGTCGTTTTTCCGTTCATTTTTGCCAATTTTTGCTCAATTTTGAGTTTTTTTAGCACCATTCCTATCCTTTTTGTACTAGTTTTTACCATTGGATATTCCGATTGTATGGTCAACATTACCTCCGTTGTGGTCATTTGAGCAACTGAAGAAACCCTAAAAAGTTTATTTATAATTTCTTCTTCTGCAATTACCTCCTGATTTTTTTCAGTGCATTTATTTAGCATATCAATCTCATGTTTACTTAAAACAAACCCCATTTTATCCTTATCGATTAAATCATAAGCCTTAAAATCAAAGTTTTTAATCGTTAAAGGAATTATACGCCTATTTCCTGTCGGGTCATTAATTACCTCATCTTCATTCGATGTACCTCCCAATACTGCCAAACGCTCTAAATCCTCCGTAACTCTTCCATAAGGCATACGGATAGAAAAAGTTTGTTGGCTGGATAATCGTTTTAATTTGTTAGCATCTTTTTTTGATTTACCGCCGAATTCATCATCAATAATTAGCAACTTTTTGCACATTAAAATTTCACTATCTTTTCCCTCATCTAAAGTATTATCGGAATAATATTTTCTTAAATCAACTGGCAATAAATTACGAAAAAAGTTTGTTTTATTTGTACCCTGTTGCCCTAGTAACACAAGAACCAAAAGCGAATAAGTACCGTGTGCACTTGCGATAATACCCAAAAGCCATTTTTTAAGGTAAACATCTAAAAAATCCTCTATAAAAGCGTCCCCTCTATCCGTTAACATAGTGGCTGAATAGTCAAAACATTTTTTAAGTTTCTCAAATTCGTTATCCGTTTTTAAACCTTTATTCTTTTCAAACCATTGTCTAATTGGGTGGTATGATGTGTGGTTTTCGGGATTTTGAATTAATGTAAAGATTTTATCTTTACTAATATTATCGTTTATGCTTTCCCATACTTTCACGTAAAAATGTGACAAAATACGGTCGTTCATTAACTCGCCTTGAAACTCATAATTTCGTTCAACTTCATTAAATTTAATATCTTCAAGTTTGATTAAATCCGAAATAAGTTGAATTTCTGTTTGTTCATCTTCATTTTTAGTCGCAATTAAAAGCTGGTCGATAATTTTGTCCGCGTTTTCAATACCTAGTTTTTTAGCATCTTCTTTCGGTTTTTTGGAATGTTTAATTAATTGCTCTAAACGTGCTGTTTTTTGGCTTTTAATATTTATACCAGCTTCCTTTAATTTAAAATAAAGCGTTTTAATAGTAACACCTTGTTTACCTCTAGTTACTGCCCTTTGATAATCGTTGGAAGCTTTTTTTGGTTCGTATTTAGAGGATGCTTTACAAAGAGTATGAAAATAATGTTCTCCACCAGCGCCAAATTCACTAGATAAAGCAAAAGCAAGATTTAAATAATCTTCGTAATCATCGAATAGATTTAACCCTGATGCTTCATTAATTGCATTAGCCAAATCTTCTTCAATGGTTATACGTGGTGCGCTGAATTTATCAAACTTTTTATTAAATGTTTTTTGTTCGCGCGTGTATCTCTCGGAATAAACCTTTGCATTTTCGTTTAGGTATAAATCAGGGTCGTAGCTTACATAACAAAGCCTTGTAATATCGGAACACTGAATGTCGATTAAAATATTATAGTGCTTAAGGTAGTAAATTTTCAAACTATCAAAAATTTCTTTGTGTTCAATAGTCTTATCAATTCGAACTAATACCTTAAATCCACCATTACCCGAGATGCTATCAAATAAAGCATAAGTGTATGGGTCTTTTTCTACGCTATCTCGATTGACAATAGTCATATCTTGATCTTTTGCATCGACATCGATTTGCATTATACCTGTTTTCTCAATAAAAGCATCTTTACTTCTTTTTTCCGAAAACAAAGCAGAAAGTGTTACGGCTGGGATAACAGCATCCTTTTTTTTGTCAATTTTTTTATTTCTAACATCCAATACAATATCTTGCCATTCTCCATTTTTTACACCCTCCAAAAAGGATTGTAAACCTAGAACCTTTGTGGCTTTGACTTGTTTAACATTGCTATAATAGCTAAGTTTAATATCCATAAATTATAATTTATTAATAAGGTAAGTAATTAAAGCGCTTAGATTATCTTTACCTAAAATCTCTTTAGATTTTTCTTTGGCTTTTTTCTTAATTACAGGGTCGATGTAAATCGTAGTCATTTTTTTGCTCATATCAATAATTTTAAAGTTTATGCAAATATAAGTATAATATATTTATATATAACATAGTTTACCTTATTTAAAACAATTCTAAATAAGCAACGTTAATAAGTTATTAACACTCATTAACACTTTTACTATTGCAGAATACAAATTAGTTTGTATCTTTGTGAAACAATTAAACAATTATAGTATGAAAACAGAAATCAAGATTACAGACCACTTAAAGCGCGAACATTTAGTAAGCTTTAATTTTACAGTAAGAACAAACGGCTTTCAAAGTTGGAAGATTTACGCCGATGTAAGGTGTAATGGCGAACGTATAAGCTTTGAATATTTGGAGGGAAAAGAAACCATTGAAATGCTTATGAGTTCAAACCATAAGGTAGAATTTTTAGCACACAATTTGCCCGAAAAGTACCACCAATTAATCTACTCTTGGTTAAGCGATTTTCCGCGTTGGCACGTAATCGATGCAATCAGCAAGGAAGTGCTAACAGAAGAGCGCACCTACTCACAAGCTGAGGACATGGCAGAGAGTTTTTATTTTGTTGAAAATGTTAAAATAGTTGACACATGGAACTTATAAGTCCACAAATGTACGTAGGTCTAAAATTTAAGCCTAAGTACAACCATTTAGCGCACATTATGAACGTAGTTTGCCACTCCTTGAAACTAAATAAAAAGGAAGTAATGGGAAAAACAAGATTTGAACATTTAGTACGTGCAAGGCAAATTTACTGTTATGTTGCAAGGCAAAATGGATTTACTTTTGATGTAATTGGTAAGTATATTAAACGCGACCATGCAACCGTTATTTATGGCTGCAAACTTGTAAAAAATAGACAATTTGACTTCAAAATGTTAGATGATTTTAACAAAGTAATAGAAAACTTATGAGAATTTACACAGACATCGAGCAAGGCACACCCGAATGGTTAGACTTGCGCAAAGGAATAATTACCAGCACAGTAGTTAAAAGCCTTATTACACCAACGTTTAAAATAGCTGAAAACGACAAAACGCGCAAAGCAATATGGAAGTTAGCTAGTGAAAGGATTACCGGACATTTAGAAGATAGCTTTTATTCATCCGATATGGAGCGCGGACATTTTGAAGAGCCATTGGCACGTGACTTATACGGTGGCGCGGTGGAAGTCGGATTTATAACTAACAAAATCGGCGGTGTTACTGTTGGATATTCGCCTGACGGACTAGTTGGCGAAAATGGACTAATAGAAATTAAGAGCGCAAAACAATCTATACAGGTGGAGCGAATAGTTAGCGGAATAGTACCAGTTGAACATTTGCCACAAATCCACTACGGTATGTTAGTGAGTGGTCGTGACTGGTGTGACTTCATATCTTACAGCAACGGAATGCCCATGCAAGTTATCCGCGTCGAAAAGGACTTAAAAATACAGGATGTATTAATTGAAGCGGTGCAAATTGCTGAAACGAAAATACAAAATGTAATAGCCGAATTTCACGAAAAAAGCCAAGGATTTAAACTTGCTCCGCGTGTGGCGGTGGTATCGGATGAGATAAATTTATAATGTAAAGACATTCAAAATGTTGGCAGAAGGGAGGAGGGAAGATACAACTGACGAGTTAAGTAATATCATGCCCTTACTCACTGCCTTTATTTCAATATCGGTAATATTAACTTACATTAACTTTTGCATATACAAACTTATTTGTATATTTGCACTTATAAACAATTAAATATTTTAAATTATGGAAAATTTAGATTTAAGAAAAACCATTTTGCCTAAAAGCGATCAGCTGAATGCGGACGATTTAATAGGCACAACGAAAACAATTAAAATCAGGGATATTAAGCTTACAGACGACCCAGCGCAAAGTGTAAGTATTTACTTTGAGGGCGACGAAAACAAGCCTTATAAACCTTGTAAATCAATGCGCAGATTATTGGTTACAATTTGGGGGGCAAATGGGAGCGAATACATAGGCAGAAGCCTTACATTGTACCGAGATGAAAAAGTAAGCTTCGGAGGTGCTCAAGTTGGTGGAATTAGAATTTCCCACGCTTCCAATATCACAGAAACAAAAATAGTGAGTTTAACAACTGCAAAAGCAAAACGAACACCTTACAAGGTCGAACCATTAAAAGTCGCTGAAATGGAAGAATTAACACTAACACACGCGTTATTTAACAACATTAAAGACGCGCTAAAAAAAGGCACTCGAACAATAGAGCAAATCCAATCAAAATTTAAAATTAGTGAAGAAATCTTAAAATTATTAACAGATGAAAATTAGCGAATTAAAACAGCCTTATAGACGCATGGCGGAGTATTTGGCGGATAAAAAGATAGTTCAAAACTCTAGTTACGGTATTTATAACTTCTTTACTAGGGGAGGGGTTATGGATTTATTTTGTAATTCAGTAGATAAAGGAAGCCACCCCGAAATAACAGAGGAGATAAAAAGACATTTCCCCTCTGACTTTGATTTTTCGGGGGAGGATGGTAAAAATGTAAATCAGAATTTTAGGTATATATCAAATACTATGTTACTGGATGATATATTACCTTTAGTTTTCAATAAAATAGGCAGTTTAAATAGTAGTGAATTCAACGAATGGTTTAATTCTGACTTTCTTCGTTTTTTGTTTGATAAAAAACATTTTATTGATAAAAATAATAACGAACTTTACACCCAACTCGCAAAAAATGGTAGATTTGATGAGTTACCTGATACGTGTGAGTTTTTAGAAGCGGTGGAGTTGGAGGTTTGGGATAATGAATTATCGAGAGATTTTCGTAAAATTACAGGTAAATTCAAAGGTAATTATATGGATATTCATTGTATTGGATGGAAATTCGCCCAACTACCCACCAAAAAAATAGACTTTTCGCAGTTCAAAGCTGGGGATGTTGTGGAGGTGGAGGAAGAAAATTTATTTTATGGTCAACTGTGCGGAATGGATGATTATCTAATATTTATAACTTTTGGAATTTGTGAAAATGCCGAATTAACAAAGTGCATAGAAAAAGAAAAAATAAAATCAATAACTAAAATCAAATAAAAATGAGTAACAAATTCGAGGGAAGAATTATCGCAATTACCGAAACTGTACAAGTATCGGACAAATTCAAAAAAAGGGAAATAGTATTGGAGGACAATGGAACGTATCCGCAGACTATTTGCTTCCAACTAGCACAGGATAAATGCGACTTAGCAAATCCGTTGGTAATCGGACAAATGGCTACGGTACATTATAATCTACGTGGGAAAAGTTGGACAAATCCACAAGGCGAAACTAAGTATTTCAACACGTTGGACGTGTGGAAGATTGAAGCCAACGTAACAGGCAACCACCCAACGGATGCGCCCAAACCAGTACAAGCAAGTAATAGCAATGATGAAGATTTACCATATTAATTATGATTTTGCACGTAGGAATAGAGATAAGCGACGATTTGAAGAGCCAAATCGTCGCAAATTGTGGAAAACAACGCATAAGTCAAGCCACGCAATCAATGTTGGAAGATTTTGGCAATGGAAAAATAAACATACCATTCGCGCCCATTCCACCAGCTAATCAATGTGGTGCGCGTTTAGACATGCTTTTAGACTTTAACACCCTTGAAAAGGCGCGTAGAATGAACGAACAAAGCTTACAACGTACTAACAGGTGGATAATAACAAGACTATGGCAAATGCGGTTAAATGGGGAGATATAACACTAGATTTTAAAAACGAAAAAGGGCAAAGGTGCAGATGTCAAGCAAACACTGGTAGCCTTTGCCATATTTTCAACTTCGATACTGGCGAATATTACACCGCTGAAAACCGCGAAATCGAACGTTTTTTTGTTAAAGAAATAAAAAAAGATACCGAAAAAGTTAAAAAAGTGTTAATTATTCAGCCGACACTTTTCTAAATACAAATAAGTTTGTATATTTGATGAAACAATTAAATATAAAGGTTATGGAAACTACAAACAAAACATTAAGAAAAGCATTTGAAAATGGAACTTTAGTTACTTTTAGAACTTTAACTTCAAGAGAGAAAAATGTAAAAATAGTTAAATTTAATACTGATGATGTAGAAAATAAAGAATTTACATTTGAAACTTCAAAAGGTGAAAGATATACAAGATTTTCAAATAATATTTGGTTTGAAAATGAACTTAAAAATATTTAGCCTAATCCTCCTACTAATCCCCCTCCAACTAATAACGCACCCTTTACCAAGGGTAAGGGTGCAAAAGTTGGAATATCACGAACACATAAGGAAAAAGCTAAACTCAATCCTAGAAATACCCGAGGGGAGAAATTACTGGGAGAAAGAATTTAAAACAATTAATTACGAAAATAAATTAAAACAATACTTACAACATGGAAATTAAAGAATTTATAAAAAAGTTGTTTTGTAAGCATCATTACATTAAAACTAGAGAATTAAATTTAAATGAAGATTGGGAATTATTTTGTATAAAATGCAATAAACGAAAAAAAATAAAATAATCATGGAAACAA